ATGCGTAAAAGAAACCAAAATGGGGCTTCCGCCTATGAAGTGATTACCTATTCACTTCCGAAACTACACACTGGAAAAACTTGGTTTGTCGACTTTCAATGCTTCGATCCTGCCGAAGGAAAGATGCGAAGGAAGAAATATCATCTCGATAGCATCAAGAGTGTACGCGAACGTCGGCAACGCGCTCAGGAGCTTATCGTCGGGCTTACGGCCAAGCTAAAGAGCGGTTGGAACGTATGGGTCGAAAACGGGTCGAGCAGACAATATACTGTATTCGACACGGTATGCAGACTGTACATTAGTAATATAGAAATTCTCCTCTCGCGTGAGCAAATGAAGAAATCGACCTATGCGAGCTACACATCATATATGAATGTATTCATGCAATATGTCGCCAAGCGTCCTTTCAAGGTGGTGTATGCGTATCAGTTCAACAAGGGGCTAGTCAGTGACTTCCTCGATTATATGTACTTTGAGCAGGAGGTCAGTGCCAGGACACGCAACAACTATCAGCTGTGGCTGTCCTCGTTCTCTGAGTGGATGGTGCAGAAAGATTTTATCGAGGAAAACCCTGTCAAGGGCATCAAGCGACTGAAGAATGAGCCGAAGCAGCGCGTATTGCTCAGCGAGGAGCAGCTGGAGCAGCTGCGCGGATATCTAGAGAAGGAGAACCCCTATTTTCTCCTGGCGTGTATGCTTGAGTACTATACCTTCATCCGCCCCAACGAACTTTGCTATATACGAATCCGTGACATTTCAGTCAAAGAGCAATCCATCACCCTATCCGGGAGTTTCACCAAGAACGGCAAGGATGCCAAGGTCGGCTTGAATGAAGCGTGCTTAAAAAAGATGATCGAGCTTGGCATCTTTGAACATGATGGCAAGAAGTATCTGTTTGGCGACCGCAAGTTCCGCCCCTCTTATGACAAGCAAGAGGGACGGATCTTCCGGGAAGCATTCGTAAAGATGCGGCGTGCGCTGCGATGGCCAGCCGGCTGCCAGTTCTATTCACTGAAAGGATCCGGCATCCGCGACTTGGCCAATGCTACAGGAATCGTCATTGCCCGTGACCAGGCACGGCATACCGATATCCGTACTACCAACGAGTATGTGGGGCAGAATTTGAACCAGGTACACAAGGAGACCAAGAAGTTCGCTGGCAAGCTCTAATCATTGAGTTCATAGAAGTATCCTCGCTTGATGGGTGACATACCTGTTTCCTCTACCGAATATTCTATCTTCTCACACGCATATTTGCGTCCTTTAATAAGGAACACATACTGTGTATTGGCTTCAATATTGTCCAGAAACTGGAAACAGTGACGACATCGGGTATCTATCTCCTTACCAGAAGTTAGAATCTGAAACATACCATCCGGAACATCTTGTTTCAGGAGTAATAACTCGTGAGTATTGGTATCAGTAAATAGTGTTTGGAATGACACCCTACCCTCTTCTCTAGCGTAGGGTATTCCCGTAGCTAAAGGAATAATGATGTCTACTTCCTCACCTGCAGGGTCTGTATAGGTAGACATACTTTTTGAGCTGCCATCGAACAAAGCTACTTCAATGCGCTCTGGCTTGATATAATCACAGCTAGCATCTTCGCGATTGGGATTGATGGCATCATTTACATTATAAGTATCAATAGCCTTGTCGATTGCTGCATCCATCTTTAGCATGGGAAGCATAAAGGCTTTGTATTCCGTACCTCTACGTCCTTGAGAAGTTGTATAAATATAGTCCACTGGCTGCCATGTCATCATTGATGGTACAATACGCAACGATACGTCAATATTGCGGTTACGCTTATCATTCCGTATAATTGGTCCCGCTTGGTCCACTTCACAGGGGAACCACGAATTACCCTCCTGTATGTAAGCGAATGTCCTTCCTGCATCTTTGGAAGTATCAGCAAATAGCCAAAGCGACATAGTGACATCTTTGCCACTTGCCCATTGGACTATCTGCGAATCTTTGTCTATTTCAACAAGAATAGCTTTCTCCCAGACCTCATCAGGAAGTTGTAGCATGGGGTCAATAGAAGTGAAGTCATAACCAACATTACCTGTACGCGGGTCATTACTACCCTCTTCCTCGTCACTTATTTCAGTTATAAACTCATCTATAACCTCAGAAAGAAGCACCGTCCGTGTATTATCGGCATAATAATCAGCCTTGCGTACAGCATTCACTATATTTCCCTCAGTCACGAAAATCACTCCACAAAAGATACTCACTTCTTTGAGAAACTCGCTTACGGTCCAATGTGGCAGGATACGGTTGTAGAGGTATTCATTACGTGCATTCGCTATAAAAAGATTGCGTTGCCACGATTGAGCAATTGCATTATTGGGACTAAGAGTATAACCTATGGCCTTGAATACTCTTTCAATGACGAGCAAAAGATAAGGCTGAGCGGCAAAGTACTCAAAACTACGTCCCAACTCATAAGATGGCCGACTTATGTTATCATAGACATGAACGTTGACAACAGTATCAGACGCTTCGGAATAAACGGGGAAACAGACACATTTATCGATTGAATTGTCGTAGGAACTATGCAATAACGCTTCATTTCCAGCAATCTTGCTCCACAATGAACCTCGTCCAACTCCATCATATTTCACTCCAGGATAGGTAATGTCATATGCCGCGCCTAAGTCCAGTTCATCAATATAGATATCGTTACCAAATTCATCTGTCTTGTCGAAGTTGAGGACGGAGGATCCTGCGAGCAGCTGCACCTTCACCTCCATTTCGTTTATCTCCGTGACGATGGCCGAGCCTGTGATGTCGAGAGGTGGAGCAATGAAGTGGAAGGGATATTTCTTTCCAATGAGGTGTACGGCCGACATCTCAGGGCGATGTATGGCCGAGAAGATGGCAAGGTTCTCGGGGCATCCTTGCAAGGGCAGCGTGACATCGAGCGTGTAGTCCTCGGCATCGGTGAAATAGATATTCTCGCGGTAGAACTTGAATGATGTACCGCTCTTGATTACGGCAGGCTTGCCGTCGATATACAGTTGTATCATCCGTTTTTACGTTTCTTGAGTCGTTGATATTTGTTCCATTTGGCTTCAAATCCGTCGGGGCCTTCGAGCACGGTGTAGGATTGTATGCCACCTTCGAGCACATCGGCCAGACGGTCGATGGTCTCGGCTGTGCGCTGCTGCCCGGAATCGACCACCTGAATCGTAGGTACAGCAGCCTGTACGCCTGCCACGGTACCGAGCGGTGCGCTGATGGAGCGGCTCACGTCCGCTGCAGTCAGTGAGCCGACGGTATTGTTGCGTTGTGCCTGGTCTATGAGATTGAGTATCGGCAGCACGTTCGGATTGTTCACGGCCTCGTGATTGGCCACGAACTCCCCTTCGTGGACTACCCCTGCCACTTGTCGGTACCGACGGCCTCCTGTGAATCCTCCACTGTAGTATCCTGCAGCTTCAGCCTGGTGCTGCTTCTTGATGGTTGCTATCTGCAATCCGCCAGCAGCGAGGGCAGCAGCTGCAGCAATGGGTCCCAAGATATAGCCGACGGCAGGGATGGCAGCAGCCGAAGCATAGGCATTGATGGCCGCCATGGCGGTTGATGCTACGGCCTGTGCTATCTCTATGGCCATGGCACGCTCGTTGTACTTGGTCTTGAGCTCGGCCAGTTCATCCTGTTTGCGTTTCTCGATGGCCGATATCTTCTTCTGATTACCGCCAGCAGCCTCTATCTCCTTGTCGTAGCGTGCCTCCACGGCAGCGGACTCGGCATCGTAGCAGGCCTCCATATATTGGGATGCAGCGCCCATGATGGCGTTGATCATACCAATGGACTGCACGGCAATGGCGGCATAGTCTTCCCACTCGGCCTTGCCGTCGAGCAGCTTGGCGTTGAGGTTGTCGATGGCGTCACCGATAGCGAGCACTCCCTGCGACAGATCATCGGTGGAGCCTCCAAGATTGGCGGTGCTATCGCCCTGCCCCTCCTTGGCATATTTGTACTCTATCTGCTTCTTGAATCGCTGGTACTCCTCCTCGCTCACCAGCTGCTTTTTGTAGAGTTCATCGAGCAAGGCCAGCTCGTCGGTCTTGCGCTGCTCGATGGACTTTTTTGTGTACTCCTCGCGCATGGCAGCAGCCTTTTCGAGGAACTCGCGTTGCTTGGCCAGCTGGTCATCGAGCAGCAGCTGCTCGGCCTGTTCTTCGTATTGGCGTGCATCCTGTCCCCATTTCTTCGCTTCTTCAGCACGACGACGCAGGTACTTTACCTTTATCCTGGTCAGTTCCTCCTGATACTGCCTATCACTGACGATGCCCTGGGCATGTTGTTCCTTCAGCAGCTTGGTTTCTTCCTTTTCTTGTCGCTCGATGTCGGCCATGCTCCAGTCGTTGCTCTCCTTGCGTTTCTGTTTCTCGGTATCGAGGCGTTTGTTTTCGAGTTCCAGCCATTCGGCCGAGTAGTTAGCATAGAGGTCACGCTGGGCTGCATACATCTCTGCGTCGATATCGAGCAGCGCCTTGGCGTATTGCTCCTGGTTTACTTGTCCGGACTCATAGAGCAGGCGCTGCTGCATCTTCTGCAGATCGGCCTGTCGTTGCAGTTCGGCCTTGGCGGCCTTGATGGCATCATCGCTGGGTGTTCCCCCTCCTCCACCACCCCCACCTGTCTTTGTCGGGTCGGGGTTGGGATTCACCGTAGGTGTATACTCTGCAGCAATGGACTTGTACAATGCGTCCAGCTCGGCCAGAGCTTCGTCGGTCCTTGCAATCCGTCGCCCGGCTCTGTTGTTCACACCGCTCCAGTAGTCGTAGCCAAGGCCTTTCTTGTTGAGTCCCTCCATCTTGCCCTGTGCCTTCTGCTGCTTCAGTTCGTCCTCGGTGCGCTTGGCCATCAGCTCGCGCTTCTTCTCCAGTATGGCATCGAGGCGTATCTCCATCTCCTTGGCCTTGAGGTAGGCGGTGATGGCCTCCGTATTGTGGTTGATGAGTTCCCCTTCTGTGGTGAGGCTTGCGTGATAACCAGGCACGATACTCTTGAGTTCCTCCAGCTTCTTATTGCGCAGTGTCAGACTGACATTATTGTCCTCAATGATGGCCGTGAGCTCGCGTATCTTGGCCTCTTCGGCGGCATAACTCTTGGTGGCAGCCTCATTGACATCGCCCACAATCTTCTTGGCCTCTTGGCTGCGCTGCACGAACTTGTAGATGGCCACCCCTGCAGCAGCTATTCCTGCTGCCAATGCTATCCAAGGGTTGGCAGCAAGCGAAGCCCATAGCTTCTTGGCTGCAGCGGTAGTGGCGTTGAACGCGGTCACCACCTTGGTCTTCCACAACACCTGCAGCTTGTCGGCAATGACGGACTTATATACCCATGCCGTATAGAAGGCTATTGCACCGGATACGGCTGCAATCTCTGCACTGTACTTCACCATGAACGAAATCATCGAGGATAGCAGCTTCATGCTCGTCGATGTGAGGTGTATGCCGTTCGACATGATAGGTAATAATTGCTTTCCCAGTTTAATGCTAATTTCGTCCAATCTCTTCCGGCCCTTCTCGAGCTTAGCTTGGTCTGTAGTATTCTGTACATTGAACTCCTTAAGAATGCTTGTGCCCTCTCGATAGGCTTCGTTGGCCAGCTTCTGATGTTCGCGTATCTCGTCGGCCTTGCCAGCCATGACGGACAGCACGGTGGACACGCCTGCGCCCTCCGTCTTGAGGTCTCCGAAGATGGGAGCGAGGTCGGCCAATCCGCCCTTCTTGCTCAGTCCCTCGGCAAACTGCAGGAGTGCCTCGTTGGCATCCTCCTTGAGGAGTTTTGAGAAGGAACTCAATTCGAGTCCTGCTGCATTTGCGAACTTCTCCGTGTCGGTATTCATCTTTATCAGAATCTTCTGATAGGCCGTGGCCGATGTCTCCTCGCGCAGCATGTTCTCGTCCATGGCAGCCGCGAAACCGAGGATATCGGTCTGTGCTATGCCAGCCTGATGCGCTGCACCTGCCACGCGTGCGGCGAACTGAACCAAGAACGGTTCGCTGGCGCTACAGCTCTGCGCCACGGCATTGACGGTCGAGCCCGTAGCGAGCATTGCACCACGCAATCCTTTCGTTTCGTCCTCCCCGAACATTTGTGCCAGTTTACCTATGTTCAAAACGGCATCTTCGCCAAGATCCTCGCCAAGGGCCACATTGATCTTGTCGGCTGCGTCGACAAATTCAAGGAGACCCTCCTTCGAGGTGATGCCCAGTCGGCCAGCTTCACCGGCCAGTGCATTGAGTTGCTCGCGTGGGGTGCGGGTGTCCATCTTCTTCAGCTCCTCGTTGAGGTCGGCCACCTGCTCCTTGGTCATACCCGTGTACTTCATCACGTTGGCCTCGGCCTCCTGCATCGTGGCATAGGCTTGCACATACTGACGTGCGGTACCGACCACTTGACTTGCGAGGTTCTTGCCGAGTGTGAAGGTGGTGGCGATACCCACCCACTTCTGTCCCCATGCAGCGAAGCGGTCAGATGAGGAGCCGGCTGCGTCCATTTCTCTTCTTACGTCGGATAGCTGCTGCTTGCATCTGCGCAGTTGCTCGGTCATCGTTCGCCACTCCTTGCTGCCTCGCTCTACAGTGCCGCTATTGAGCGAGCGCTCTATCTGCTTGATGGTGTTCTGCAGTTGCTTGGGTGTGGCCTTGTCGAGGTTGGCGAGCACCTTGCCCACCGACTCGGCCCGTGTACGCACGCCATCCATCTGACGCTCCAGCTTCCTGGCTTCGGCAGTTGCTTTTTTTACGCCATCCCAGTCGCCCATGGCAAGAGCTTCGTCTTTCTTTTTCACCACCTTGGCGAAGTCCTGCTCCAGCTCGGAAAGTTTCTTGCGTGCCTTGTCATTGTTGATGATGAGTTCGACGGTTTTTATCTCATTTTCATTCATAAGAAAAACGTGTTACAGTTGGTAATGAGCCAAAAGTAACACGTTAATTCGGAGAATAAAAAGACTATTAGTATTCGTCCAAACGCTTATAGTCTTTCTTCCACAGATAGTTTCGGTCACCCGTACGGAGGAACTTGTCGTAGTTCTCTTTCGACACCCAGTCGGCCTTGTACTTCTTAGGTTTGGGCTGCTTGGGCTCATCCTTGATGCCCAGGCGCTTCTTGCGGTGGGTATCAAGTGCGACACCTATTGCACCTGCAACGATGCCGATGATGAAATAGCCTAAAATGCTCATACTGTTTCCTCCTTACGTTTGTGCAAATATACAACAATCTCTTGAATCATGTATACTTGAGCGCCCACTTCCACGTGTCGCCTTCGTATTTTAGCCGGAATCCTAATTCAAAGAGCATCCGGGACAGTTCATCCTTGTTGACGCTCATCACGGGCTGCATGCGTGCCATCAGTTCATCGGTGGTTAGGAGAATGGTGTCAGGGTCATCCTTTTCTTTGTCCAATGCAGGGATGAAGGTTGTCAGCATATCGCTCAGCATACGTTTGGTTGTGCTATCTTTATCCATGGTTCTCTTTCTTTTCTCGGTTAATATACTCGGTAAGGAAATCTCTGAGGTCGGCCACCTCGTCAAGGTTCAGCGATGTTTCAAGGTAGTCGTCCCCTACATACAGATGGTAGTGCTCTTCCCACACTCCATCCTTGTCCTTGATGGTGGTCTTCTGCATCTCAATCGGTTTCATACCTTACCTCCTTCCTTCTTATAGGTGAACGGCACCAGGCAATTGTGGAACCTCACGATATCGCTGTCGAGACGGCAGGCAATACTCACCGTCACATACTGATAGTTGTTGCAATGGGTAACGACCAGCTGGGCACCCTGCCTGTATCGGGCATTCAGCTTATCCACGAAACTGCGCAGACGCCCCAGCCAGTCGGAGAAGTCTTCCGAGGTAGGGAACTCATAGCCCTCCCACAGCTTCGCCCAGTTATGAACCTCCTTGTTCTTTGAGGTACCACCCTTCAGAGTGGTCACGGAATACATCACACGTTTCATACCACCTCACCTCCTTTCATGCCCGGAACTGACTTAGCGACGATTCCTTTCTCTGTAATAACTTCGTGAACAGTTTCTCTCAAGGAATCATGAATTTGATTCACTGTGCTCACTACGATATCGCACACGCCCTTTTCTCCAAGCAAGGAAGCAGTTAGGGCAGTTTTAAGGTCTTTGTCCGCACCTCTCACGTAGGTCTGTGATTGTCTGCCTGTATTCAGGATGATAATTGCGGCTTCACCTTCCTTCATCTGAAGAGCTCCTGACTGCAGTACTGCGGACAGTTCTTGGATTGTCATCTCGCACCTCCTTTCCTGATAGAGCGCAGCTGCACCGCCGTGGCCACCAGTGAGGCAGCGATAAACAGGGGCGACGTTGAGCAGAGGGAGACGAACAGCACACACAGCGTGAGCGTAAATGCCCACTCCCTGGCGGTGAACTCCTCACCGATGACGCGGTTGATGACTTGCAGGGCCTCGCGGGCGCTCTGCTTCAGACGGATGGAGCGTCTCTGCTCCTCCAGTGCCGGCAGTCGATAGCCAGTCACGATTTTTAGACTTCTGTCCATACCTTGGTTTTTGTTAGCGTTTTGACGGAATAAAAGAACGGCCGTCATATCCGTTGCTAACAAAAACCAAGGTCACGCCCGTGAGGACACTCTTCAATTTTTCGGATAGACAGCCGCCTTATTTCGTACAGTCAGAGTCGCCCAATACGGGCTATCTGCTAAGGTATGGACATAAAAAAATCCACAACATTTCGTGGACGCATTACCGAGCGTCGTAGGCGGTGGTCAAGGACCAATGGTTTTATGTTAGCGTGACAAAGGTATGGACTTAATTTGAATCTGCCAAGCGGCTGGCGCTATTTTTTTCGTTTCGGTGAAAAAAAATTATCACAGGCGTGAAAAAAAATTATCACAGGCTTGAAAAAAGTTTGTCGAGCCTGTGATAAAATGTGTATCTTTGCGGTAAAATCAAGCTGATATGGAAAATTTTCTTTATCGTTTCTTCCAAGTGCTGTTGTGGTTGGCAGGCATCGCTATCGTAGCAGCTGTGGCCGTATTTAGTTTCCGCTTAGGGCAGATGATGAAATAAAAAAAGCCTCCCGTGATGGGAGGCTTTCGCACCTGTAGGCATCAGGCGGCTTTTGTTAATAATGAGCAGTGTCATTGCCTATGGGGATATTGTCAGCGGCGCGACGTATGCGGTCGGCAAGGTCGCAAAGCGCACCGTGCATCTGTTGTGCCTCTTCCTTGGTGAAGCCACCTTGCGCTCCATTGCCATCGATACCATCCATCTTGTGATAGAGCCACGATGATGAGCGGCCGAAATAGGTGTTGGCAAACTCGCGCCACGAAATAGTCATAAGTATGTTGCTGAGACGCTTTTTCATGTCACACACTCTGTCCTGTTGCTGTTGTTTGATTACGATTTCCATATATATTGAAGTTTTTTAAGTGGCTCCCCGAAGGGAGCCTCGATTTTTTAATAGGGTTGCTTTACCATGCTGTCGAAGAGTTGTTGGAGGTACCACAGCAATTCGGGATAACCATCGGGGAATGATTTGTTGTAGTTCCTAATCCCTTCAATCAACTCTCGTTCTTGTTCTGTAACTTTCATTGTTTCCATGTTGTTCACTGCTTTTATTATTAACACTACAAAGGTAGTACGAATTTTCGTACTACGCAAGTAAATTGTACGAATTTTCGTATTTCTCATAAAAAAAAAAGAGCCGGGCGCATCGCTGCGGCCGACTCTTCCGCCATTACAAAATGGACAAGAAAAAAATATAACACAAAATATGTAAAAAAACACAACGTATCTTATTTCCTTTCGCGCTCGTTGAGGGTGTCGAAGAGTCCCACGAAGTGGTCGCCTGCGATGGAGGCGAGCTTCTCCTTCATCACCTGTACGGAGATGTACCATGGCGTATTGAACCATGGCCGCCGCTTGCGCATCTTGTCGAGGCCGTGTTCGAGGCGGTAGACAGGGTTGAGTATCTGCAGGTCGCCCGGATTGCCTCGCGTGTATCCGTTACCGGTACCGAGGTCTACATAGATGCCATAGAGGAGGAACTTGAAGGTGGCATCTATCTGCTCGTCGCCAAACGAGACGCTGCCCTCTTCGAGCGACGAGGCCAGCGCACCCGTGTCGCGGATGTTCATCTGCTCCATGCGGTCGCCCCATATCTCCACCATCTTGTCTGTCCAGGCTTCGATATAGGGGCGCACGGCCTCGGAGTAGTTGGTCCATCCTCCGCTATGCCTTTCGGGTGTGGCTAATCGCTTGTTGTATCCCATTCTGCTGCGTTATATCTGAGGTCGGTAGGTTCGTCCATGGAGATGGTGAAGTAGAGCCCCGTGGCGCTGTCGAGGAACTGGCCACCGAGTTCGCGGCTCTTGACGTTGCCCACGTTGAGGTAGACGAGGTCGTTCTGCAGATCTTCCTCGTCGATGATGAACTTTGAGTGCAGCTGTCGCATCAGTTCTCGGCAGGTGTCGAGCGCAGCACGGAACGATGCCATATCACCCGTGCGGAAGCGCTTGATGATAAAGACGGTGAATACGCGGCGCTTGAAGTAGCCGCCGCCACGGTTGACGGTGCTCTCCTCGGCCACGTCGGAGGTGCAGACGAAGGCTTTCTTGGTACGCATGTTCTGCAATATACCTTCAAGGTGGCCGATGCCCGAGCAGTCGCAGGGGTGGAAGCCCTCGGCCTTGGCGAGGCGGTTCTGCCGCGTGAGGCGTGCCATGTAGGCGTTGAAGTCAAAGAATGTCTTGGCGTTCATTGGTAAATTCTATTTCTTGCGGTTTGTATATGTTGCCGTCCTCGTCCACGTACCAGGTGTGCGTCTCGTCGGTGATCATGACGCGCTGCCCTGTGGCGATGACGGTGGCTGTTCTCATCACTCTCATTTCTTCGTCTTCTCGTTAAACTCGCGTGCCTCGCGTGCCTTCTCGTTAAGCTCAGTGAGTGCATCCCACGTGTCGGTAGCGAGCACAGTGCTGTTCTTGGTGACGTCGCCCCCGGTGAGGGCGCGTATCTCGGCCACCATGACGGCACGCATGTCGGGCGGTGTGCCATCAGCATCGGCCGATGCAGGGCGGAAAAAGTCGGGCCACAGCTGGCCGAACAGTTTCTTGAGCGACACCATCCACTGAATGATGTTGTAGGCCAGGTATGGCTCCATCTTTTCGCCCTCGATGCCCGGATAGAGAATCTCGGCCATAGCCGCCACGGCCTTGTCGTTCTTGCTCAGGAGATAGCCCTGGTAGTAGTTTTCCAGCCGGATGTAATCCCCGAAGGATAGTCCGTGGAGTTGTGCATCGATGGCCTCGTGCCCGTCCACGGTGCCGATGCGCACAGGCATGTCGGGTGTCTCGCCCAGCCAGTCCATGGCCTCTATGCTGCTTGCTATGTCCTGCGTGTCCACCTGCAGCAGCTTGCCCTCATGGCGCACGAGCCAGTAACGTGCCGTGCGTCGCTGCTCCACCTCGAAGCCAGCCCACCGCATGAGGCAGTAGGTCTGCAGCGTGTCGCCCATCCAGCCCATGGCCAGCAGGGTGTACACGTAGCGCAGCTGCGCGTCGGTGAGTTCGCTCCAGGATTTCGGCACACTGATGCTGTAGCGCTCGGCCTTGCCTCCCACGGAAGCATCGTAGAGCGTCTCGATGTCAGCCGAAGAAATAGGCCGAGTCTTCTTTTCTGTTCTCATAGGGCTTGCTGTTGTTGGCCTGGTACGTTGATGACGACTTGTACTCCTGCAGCTTGTCGGCATGCTGCTGAATAGTATCGAGCAGGCGGTGGCTCAGTGTGCGAGGTGCCAGCGGATAGCGGTCGGCGCTGATCCACGCGGCCACCACCTTACGTGCCTGCTCGAGAACGATATTATATTCGTACCTGTTCTGTTCGGCAGGTATGCGCTGCACCACTACAAGTCGGTCGTACAGTTCGGGAGATATGAGCAGCCTAACCTTTTCCTCGGCCACAGCCAAGCGGTTCTGCAGCTGCTGCCATTCCTGATAGTACACCTCGTGTCCCTCCTCGCTCTTGATGCCGTAGCGTTGCATCATCGAGGGGCAGTAGAGGAGCGATGTGATGTAGCTCTCAGCCGTGGCGCTCTTGGCCCAGTCGGTCTGCAGCAGTTCGGCCAGCAGCATGTCGAAAGCCTCGCTCTCGTCGATGCGCAGTCGCTCGATCAGTGCACCGACGCGCTCGCGGCTGGCCGGGGCCACGTTCTGGTTTGACACCACACCGAAGCCGTTGGGGGTGAGTATGAGGTCGAGCTGCGGCACGGCCTTACGCGCTGCAGCCAGGCACACGTAGCGCACCACGGCCGATACTAACGTGCCAGGTGTATCGGCACCAATCTTTACTTCCCGTTCCTCGACGGCACGTGCCGTCACGTCGATATAGGGGCGTATGCGCATGTAGGTGTAGTCCTCGGCCGATGCGAAAGCCGGCACATGCTGCTCGAATGTCGGTTGGTCAATCGTTATCATTGTTCCTGTTCTGTTTGGTGGTTACTGTTTCAGCATCCTTGTGCTTGTCGAGCGTGGTCAGCTGTATCATGTTGATGGTGGGGCGCACGCGCTTGTACTTGTTGAATCTGCAGCATACGCGGATGGGGAGCAGCAGCAGATCCTTGAACGAGGTCTCCAGAGCCTGCTTCATAGTGAAGAGCTCGCGCTTGTCGGAGCCGCTGTTGTTGGTCTGCGCCTTGCCCGGTACCGCGCCCACGAGGTTGGGATGCACATTGTCGGCATAGCAGATGGTGTTGGATGCCGATTGTATATCCTCTGTCCAGTCGCCTCCCTCCTTTCTGCCCTGGTCGATGACGTTGATGCGGATATCCCTCACCTCGTCGCCGTTGGGGTTGACGTAGAATCCCGATATCCATACCTTGCCCGAGTTCTCGATGCCCGTGACGAAGTCGCGGATGTTCTCCTTCTCTTTCTTCACGCGGTCGAGCATCTTTTTCGGGTCGGTGAGATGTTCCTCCTTACATATACGTGCCCAGTAGTCGCGCTCCACCTCCACGTGGTACTTGATGGAAGTCGAGTTGCGCAGCTTGGCACGCTTGCCCACGCTGATCAGTCGCTTCTCATCGTAGGAGCCGCCTCGCCATATAGCACTGTAGTACGGTATGGGGTAGAACTGGTTGCCTGCTGTGGGGAAGCGCGAGAGGATGGCAAACTTGCGTTCCTTGGTAGCTGCTCCCATGGCACCATTGTCGAGCGGTATCAGCCCGAGGCGCTGCTTGAGGTCGGCCAGCGTGTCGTAGGGGTCGAGCAGGGGAATCTTCTCGCATGTCTTGGGCAATCCGCGACGCCAGTCACCGTAGAACACGTTTTCGATGCGTCCGTTCTTGTTGGGTGTCTGGAATCGGCAATAGCACGCCTCCTTGTGGCGTATCTTGTTGATGCGTGTGCCATCCTTGGAGAGGATGATCACCGACACGGCGAAGTAGTAATACTTCATGTCCGTTATCTGCTCCAGCATAAAGGTGGGCAGTGCCTGGCGCTCCATCCACTCCTCTATCTCGTCGTCTTCGGTAGGCTGTCCCGTGAGCTTGTCCACCAGTTCGAGCCCGGCACCGTAGCAGGTCTCGATGTTGAACAGCTTATTCTGTGCCGTCACCTCGTCACCGCCCACCAGGCGGATGATTTTGTAGGGCAGTTGGTTGTCCGCGCCCCATGGTACAAAGGTCAGTCCTTCGTGTCCGGGAACAGTTATTGCCTGAATGTCCCAGTCGAAGTCGGTATCAAACACCGTCGTGGTGTCCTCCACGCTCACCATCTCTGCCTGGAAAGCGCTCCCGGGGATATCAAAAATTTCTCCTCCTGGCTGTAAGTATTCATTCTCCATCATAGGTATATGTTAAGGTTGTCAATTTCAAAAAAGCATATCTTCCTGAAGGTGCGTACCTGCCTTGAGCGCAGCAGCCTCACGGTGACGGTACCGCCACGCTCGTTGCTGCCCACGTATACGGCATCCTTGTAGGTGAGGATGTCGCCCGTCTGCATCTTCCACACGCGCAGTCTGTGCGGCTGTCTGTCCTTGAGCAGCTCCACCGCATCCTTCATATGTATCGCCTTGGGTGTCATTGGAATGTATCGTCAAAGGTTTCGTCGAAGGTCTTCACAGGACGTACAGGGCGGTGAAGATATATACGTCCTGCTTCACGTAACGTGATGCTTCCAATATTCATCGCAGCCTTGAGCGATGATGTCTTGTCTTCAGCATCCGTTATGGCAAGCACACATCCATCGTTCTTTCTCCATATATCTTTGGCTGCAACGAAATCATCAAACATGCCTGCCATGTCATCCGTAATATAAGTCTTGATTGACCAGTGAGGGAAAGCTTCTACATGAAAATTACGAAGTTGCCCATGCACATAAGCATGGCGTCTTTCTATTTTCATGTCTCGCTCAGCCTCGCCCATCAGCGTGATGTACTCCTCCTGCATGTATGAGTTTATGAAACCGAATTCATGAATATCATCGGCCAGTCCATCAGGAAGCATTCGATATTTCATTTTTCTAGTCCCCATCATGACAGTATATTCTATGAGTTCGTAGTTCTCAAGCGAGAACAACAAAGAAGGTGACACATCGAGCGTCACAATACCATCTGGCAAGGTTATTGCCATCTGTTGCTCACTTACCTGCACTTTCCCGTCTTTCTTCACGACAGCCTTAATCGTACCAGAAGTTTCACCATTATATACAAAATGTAGCAATTCTTTGGCCGCAGCATGAGTATATTTGCTTGATGCACGTGAAAGGAATATGTCATGGTAGCAGTCAGAAGCTTTGTCTGAAACGCCCAAAGTATTAGGGAGTATCAGCACTGTTTTAACAGCCTTGTCATTGAGAAAAATGGTTAATGTTTCCATCTCATTCCCGACATAATCTAGGATGTGTGTAGCCATGTTGTAAATGGCAATTTCGCCTTTATAAGGAGACAAAATCGTATCCAGTACAGTTTTGTCGGCATATACCATCTTTACGCCTACATCACTGGCTGATGCTATAACCAGCTGATTCAGCTCGTAAGGGAAAATGACATCGGGTATCGTAGTAATAAGTGAAGCCATATCTGCTGTTATTTTTCAGCAAATATGGCCTTAATCATCCACTTATAAAAAGACAGTCAGAAGCGCTTGAAGGTGTACGTCACCCCGACGAACAGCGCGGGCCTCAATCCGTCAGGAGTCCACGCCACTCCTGTGCCTGCCGACAAGCCCCATCGGCTCGTCTTGTCGGGCGGTCGCGGCTCCAGCTGGTAGTGCTGCCTGTAGATATTGAAGCTGTCGAGCGAAGCCTGGTATCCGCTCACGTATGCGGTAAAGTCCGGTGTGCTGTATACCTTCTGCGTGATGGGTACCACTACCCTCGCGCTGTCACTGACCGCCTTTTCGCATACGGCATCCTCAGGGGCATCGTCTGCCGTAATAGAGTCGTGAGCAGCCGGGAGTGTTGCCGTGACGTAACGGATCACCACGCTGTCTCTCGGCACAGGCAGATAGTACGGGATGGTATCGAACCACGGAATGGTGTCGTATACGGTCTCGTGCTTGCCCCCCGTCCTAATCACCGTATTGTAGAAACATATAGAGGCTATGGTGAAGCACAGCACAGCAAAAGCCCCACAAAAGTAGTTGACAAACCGCTTCATAATATTGTCTTTCAATTTTCAATTTTTAATTTTCAATTCGCTTAGTATTCTCCCTTGATAAACAGGTTACATTCCCACTCTCTGCGTTTCACCAGCCCAGGCAGCACCTCCTTCTTTACGTGCACCCACCGCATCCATTGCTTGCAGATGTCCTCTTCTGTGCCACCACGCTCTATGACCTTGCGCAGCGTAGAGTCATAGAAGCTGGCGATGCCGAGGTTGAAGATGAACGATACCAGCGCATCGAACTGGTGCTGCTCCTCGGTGATGTTCTTCGATGTCAGCCACCGCTCGATGCTTTTCACGTCCTGGCGAAGGAGATGTTCAGCGCGTGCCTCGTCGATGATCATCCCCTCGCGTGCGGTGAGCGTATGGCCATAGCCAATCGTCCATCGGCCTGCAGCACACAGGTATGCCTCCGTGCGTAGCCCCTCAAACCGTTTGAGAGCTTCAATAAGTCGGTCGCTCGCCTTCATGGTCTTGTGTTTGCGATGCCTTGATGGCATCCTTGATGACATCCACCAGTTCGTCTCTCGCCACCACCTGTCCTATGAGCCGTGCCGTCTCTGCCCACTCCTTCTTGGTCTTCGTGTCGGCCGTCTCGTGCACGCTCATGAACTCCACCATACAGATAAACACGCCCACGAGACATGTCACGAAGGGCACGCCACGTATGGCATCCAGGTGCAGCAGGTCGTAGAGGTGCGAGGCATGTAGCAGCACATCCACTCCTGCCGCGATGAGCAGGCTTCCCTCATACATGATAAATTTGCTTACGGTACGCTTCAGCCCCCACGATGTGCGCATCTTTCCGTTCTGTCGTGCCTTGTTGATGCCGCTGAGCAGGTCTATCACCATCGCCAGCAATACGATGACCATCACCACGGCCACGACGGAGAGCATGGGGCCAATATCGAGTATGTGAATCATAGCACTGCCCTCCTGATAAGATGGCCGACGCATACCCCTATCATGGTAACGGCTATATCCACCCAATCAAACCTACCACCATAGAGATGGTCTTTCAATTCCAAAGCAGCACCCACGCCAACTCCGGCATACGCTGCACAATACACATCATTGGCACCTGTACCAATGACGATACCACCTATAAGATGCTTTAGGCGGTTGCTCTTCTTGAGCCACGATAATAATTTCTTCATAGTTGTTACATTTGGTTACTCCAAAAGTAGCACGAACTATGAAAATAAAAAAAGACGAGAGCGGCATTGCCGCTCTACAATCTTAAATATTCACGTTTATGACAACCATCCGTCGACAATGCGTATGGCATTTTCCCGTTCAGTGCAGAATGCCGCCCATTCAGAAGCGTACTCTGAAGCTTTGTCACACTCGGGGTCCTTCAAGAGCATTATCTGATGCGTCTTGATGGCATCCTCCTCGGTCTGCGAGTAGTGCGAACGTATGATACCGTTGATAAGGCTGTCGCACGACTCATTGGCAGCATCAATCATGGTACCGCCATCGTCCTCGGGACCACTGTAGGCATAGCCTGTCACTGGTTCAAAATCTTCCGGCGCATCGTCCGGCACATAGTTCTCAACTACTTCCTCGTTCAGGTAGGCGAGGCAATGCGTATCGTCATAGCGACTGTACGACATACGCGAGGTGTAGATTCGTCTGTTCATAGTTCTCTCTTTTTATGCCGCACCTACCATGAGGATTGGCTAAGTAAATTTATAGAACCGTTTTCGGTTCTTGTTGGTAAACTCCCTGATGACAGTGACCAGCGGAAGATCCTCACGGGAGAAATCGTTCTGTGCCTGGTCTATCATCACTTTTGAACCGCTGAAGGAATACCAATCGCCTTCCTTCCACTTGTACGTTGGACTGTCTGTGTCGGCACCTGTGACGCTATCGATCATCTGATAGCGGATGGCGATGCGCTGCTGAGGGGTGCCGTCGTCATTCCTCTCTATCACCGAATCTTCTATCCGGTAATCCTTCAGAAGTATCAGACACTTGTTCTCGTCTTCTTCCTTGAAGCATACGATGTCATCGACGGACTTCTTCTGCTCCACGGTCATGTCCTCAAACGGGGACTTCTTCTTGCGGTTCTTGACAACCGTTCCTAATCGTTTTTCCATATTCAAACTTGTTAGTAAATGATGTGTATCTGCATGAGAGGCAAAGCCGGCACGGCTGGCACATTTGAGACGGATATCCCGTTCGGAATATCCCTTCTTGCGAAGTTTAGCCACCTGACGGCATAGGGCTTTCTTGTTGCGCTTGCGCAGCATCATGGGTCGTGGTAAAGGACATAGCCGCAGATGTCGTTGCCCATCCACGTAGGACGCACATTCCACGATTTGTTCACCTGAAGGTAGAAGTCACGGGCCAGTGTCATTACGGCAAGCTCAACCATCAAATGAAGGAAGGCCTTATCACCATGCTTGATGACGATATTGTCAGCGAAGCGGCTGTAATGCTTCAGACCTTCGCGGACGTAACGCTCAAACTTGGCATTAAGATACCCGACACCCTTGGCCAGTTCTGCAGCCTGTTCCTGTGTGCGGCAGGTCATGAATGAGTCTGTGACGTAGCGGTCCTGCCAATAGCGAAAACGCTCTACGTCATCACCTATACCGAAGCAACGCAAGGCAATCCTGTCGAATGGGGTGAGGTAAAGACCTGAGAGCAGCTGGGAAAGCTTGACTCCCATGACAAGGCCACAAGGGAAGCTGTCGATGAACTCATCCAGGAAATGGAGGAGTACAGGGTCTTTAATCTTGTTACGCAACCGTTCCTTCATCAATCCATGATGGATGTTCGGAAAATAATGGTGCACGTCAAGCTGTACATGATAATACAGTTCCTGCTGACTGCAGCTCCGCAGTTCCGACATTTCTTGCTTTACAAAGAAATGCGTCCCCTTGCCTGGTATACAGGCAGGAGAACGGAAATACAAAGTGTCCATAAGCCAGCTTTCGACTGGCAGCACGGATGCCCACTGGATGACATGATTGGATACCGGGAGCTTGTGTACTATACGATGCTTGGGGATAAAGACCTCCTTGGGAATATAAGGGGAAGTACGGAAAGAACATGTTGCAAACGCATGGAGAAGCTCCTCAAGGTTTGCCTCAAGGTCAGACTCGAAAGTCCGAACTTCATGGCGGTCGCGCTTCTCACGGGAATAGCCCCAATATGCGGACTGGAAATTCTCCTGCGTCGCAACAGTCTCAGATATGTGTCCCTTCCGTTTCACGGTGTCATGGCGGTGTTATGGCGGTGTCATTCGGTTCGTCTGCGTCTTCTGGTCCCTGCCGTCGGCCGTACAAGTACGTCTACCGGCACTTCTTGCATCGTGCATCTTTCACCATGGGGTGCGGTCTTGCCTCATTTTCAAGACATGGGGCAGACGAATGCCCATGTCGGGAAGTTAGAGGGGCGAGCCATTGTGCCCATTGGCATTCGAGACACCATTGTTCGCATTGAAGTACTCAAGGCCAGCATTGGCTCCATTGTTACCATTGCCACCGCGATAAGGCACGCGGAGACCCGAAACAGCTCACATGTAGAGACAACAACCGATATCATCATGGATGATACGCTGCAAATTTACACAAAATCTGAATATGGAAAGAATGTCAAGGAGCAAATTGTTTTTTTCTTTTTTAAAAGCCCCTAACGGGGCTCTTTGGGTGCGGTGCTACGCACCTTGGGTTCTTTGTGTCCTACGGACACTCTGCATCCCAAGGTTCCTACGGCTTCCCTGCTATCATGCGGGCACCAGCGTAGGCGTTGTGTCCCAGTCCTCTTCTGCTTCGCAGAGGGGCGAGCCAAAGAGCCCATAGGCATGCGAGACACCATAGTTCGCAGAGAAGTACTCAAGGCCAGCAGAGGCTCCATTGATACCAACGCCACCGCGATAAGGCACGCGGAGACCCGAAACAGCATTGTCGTTGTACATGCCGTCGCTGTAGTAAGTAGAGGATGTAGCAGGTGTTCCTGTAACAGTAGGACAATGACAAAGGAAGTTCATTGACAGCTGCTGGATGTATTCCCATGTGGAAGCCGTAGCAGCTGCCGGCAGCGTGGCTGCCTTGACCAACCCGGAAAGGCTGCTCATGCTGTAGGTACTGTGCATCTTGGGAACCACGTACAGGTCTCCGCTACCGTCGGCATTCTTGCTGAGAAGTTCTCCACGACCCAAACGGCCGAGATATCCGAAAAAATTCTTCAAGCCGAAGAATACGGGAACGGAGACAGTTCCGAGACTATTCCCATCGCCATCCTCCACGGTATAGGAAACCGTACCGCAACTATCGCCGAGCTCAACACCGACAGAGGTGGGGAGGAATGGATAATAGGAGAATTTCTGACTCCAGGTTGTGTCGTTGAAGGTGGTGACACCAGAGCCTAGACCGCCCTGATACAATCCGTTCGCATCCTTGTTGGCATTATAAGCAGCCTGGACATTACGGTTACCGAAGATAATACGGAACAGAGCACCGATAATGCCGGAATGGGCATACCACCAGCCTTCCCAGCCGTTACCCTTCTTACGGGCGTAGCTACCGAATGTTTCAGCGGTGAGGGCGGTTGCTGCACGACCGAGCATCGTATTGTAGGCACCATCCTTGGTCGCATCGTTGTTGCCACCGCGGTACTTGGCGGCATCACTGATGACACTGACCAATTCAAGGTTCTCACGGTCTACGACAGACACGCCCAAGGCACTCGTAGAAGCTACAGGGATGGTATAGTTCAAACGCCCTGGAATAGGCTTGAGGGAAGCAGCTTCGTAATAATAGTTGCCTTCCGTCCACCAGGCATAATACCATTTCGTACCCCAACCCCACATGTAGTCGCCCATACTGCCGTCAAGGGAAGCAGCTTCACCCGTGGCGAACTTATAGTGATTGGTAGGGTCAAGCTTACGGCGGCCATGGTTCTTGTCCACGAGGTAACAGCCCAAGCCCAATAGGGAGGGCAGATTACGCAGGTAGTCAAGATTTCCGACGGCCTCACCGACAGGAGTACTCTTTGTCATGTCCCAACGACGGCAGGCATAGCCTTCCTGAGTGACAAAACTAACCGGTATCATACCGAACTTCTTTCCCGAAACGCTGTAGCCAAGCATCCGGTCATTGGAGCTAACACTTGACAAGTCTGCAAGGGTAGCCAAATCAATCTTTTCCATAACAGTTCTTCTTTTAAAAGTTATATATCTTGGGGGATTACTGTATCGGTGTCCTCAAGGACAAACGTCATGTCCAGTTCACTGCCATCCATCTTGCTCACAACAAATTTACTTCCATAGGCTGTATGATCACCATAGAAAGCCTCGCTGGGACTTGTACAATCAAAAAGAACATCCTCGTCACAGTCCACAAATTCCGACTCCGAAGCATCATCATAATACTTGAGGACCCGCATGTGGAGATAGAGGGGTACATTCTCAAAGTTGTCGCTGTTGTCGACGAACCAGGCAAGCACGTCAATGGTACCACGACCGTCATTGGTCGCATACGGTACATAGCAACTCTTCAAACGCACCATATCACCAGGGGCCAGCAACAGGAACTTGGTAAACATACCACCGACATAGAAATAACCTGCAGGCACATCGGAATATCGCTGAACGACACCTTGAGTCGTATATCCCTTATCAGGATGATAGCCGATAGAACCGCTGGAAGTTTCACGATAGCTGTAAGCATCACTGATACGGCCATCGGCACACAGGACGGTCAAGAAACGGCGGATGTCATAATTGCCACCATCACCCCATGTCATGTATTGCTTGAGATTCTGAATACCGTTGTTGCTCTGAAGAAGTATGCAAGAGTTGGTACCGTCAACCATGTAGGGCATGTCTACAAGCACAGTGCCGTCATAGCTGACTATATCGGCGGGATTCGGCATGAACAGTATCTTGGGAAGATTGGTGCGGATGGTGCTTGATGTAAGGCGTGTGGAAGCCGGGATACTGACATTATGGCTTTCCTGGAGGCGAATTTTCTTGAAATAGCCGTCCATGCGGACAAACGGCTCGCTCATACGGTTACACCTCACCTCACCATACTTGAAATCAAGGAAGAGATTGGGATTAAAGGCTCCCGTAAGGAGTCGCGTGGCATCATCGAACATTGGAGTGTCACCGTCCACATAGGCCGAGTAATTCACAGCTTCGCTACCTCCGTCAGGAATACCCATGGCAGAGAACAGGTAATGTGCCCAGAAGACTCCACCCTCCGCATTGCCGAAACGTGCCCAATTGGCCATAAGAAACTCAACGTACAGAGCAGCGTATTTCTCAAAAAGAAGCCAAGCACCATTACCGCCATAGGTGGCATAGTCCGTAGCAGGGTCAAGAGGATAACCTCCGGAATCGAGTCGCAGAGCATTCTCCGTACGCACATAGTAGAGAGGATTTGCACATTTGGGATAACCGACCAGAGGCGCATAATTGTTCTTCACCACATACCTCTCATCAATACTCCACCAACCGCAGTCGTATGGTTGTGGGACAGTCTTCCCTGCAGGCCCGACAATACCACGTTGTACATATTCAATCTGTACCTTGCCGTAGACGGTACCGGCATAGACATGATTCAAGGTGAAAGAAATCTCGGTGATACGTTTGGACGATGCTTGGCCAGAAGGAACTGTAACAAAAACCGCGAACAGGCTGCTGATGCTATCAGACGTAAGGATATGCGCTATACCAGTAGTACTGGCACTGTTGTCCGTAGTCCACGAAAGGGTAGATATGCTGTTGCTCCCGAGTGCATCAAAATAGTTCCCATGCTGCAAACGGATAACCAATGAAAAATCACGTTTAGAAAGAGAAGCTCCTGAGTCTGGATCTACAGGAACAAACAAGACCGTCTTGTCGATAAACATGGTGATAGGGGTATCACCAGGATCACCTTTGTCTCCAGGGTCACCCTTATCCCCAGGGTCACCCTTATCTCCAGGGTCGCCTTTCACCTTCTGCCACTTATAGTCAGCAGGATTGTCACTCTCTTCAGGAGTAGGCTTGTTGTAGGCAAAGCCCACATAAGCCTTTCCTTCAGGACTGTCGGACATTCCGTTGCCCTGCGCATCATCGGCATATTTCATCCATGTGTACAGGGATGCGCCATCCTTGGGCATCGGAAGGAGAGAGTCAAAAGCTGCTACCTTCTTGCTCATGACTTCGATGCTGATATATGGATGTTGAGACCGCCATATTCATGAACCTCGGCACCCTCGACACTGAATGTGGATCCAGAAGAGGAGCGGACAACACTGCCGTCATTGTCGCGTGCCACGAAAGAGAATGACCAGCCGCTCTGCACGGTACGGGTGGAGCGTGACAGCACTTGAGGGGTATAGGTGACGGTGTCCGACTGCTTCACCAGATTACCGGCCTGACTACGGCCTACATTGATGTAGTAAGGGTCGTGGGTATCACAAACCTGTATGCCTTTCCTGTATGCGGTACCGTTATGGGTAACACAAGCGAAATACTCCTCCGTGCCCTCAATGGCTGCATCATACAGTCTGAGCTTCTTGCCATTGGAACTGATTTCCGTGACACCACTGACGTGAGAAACAGGAACCAGACCGGACGAGGTGGCACGCATCCAGGACCAGGAGCCGGAAGCAGACACATCTGCACCGCAGTTCTGAAGGGAAGCGGACAAATCCAGATACTCGCTGTCGTTGTCGATTACAGTATCGCTCGTTCCGGCCTCGTTGATGCAGCTGATGAGGATGTCAAACATATCACCGACACTCTCCTTGACGGATATGTCACCATGACAGGTAACCTCCATGTCGTTGAATGTGGACTTGAAGTATATGACCACATCATTCAGGTTATCGGCCGAGGCCAGGTTACCTTTTATCTTCAAGGCAGGGAAGGTCTGGTTGTTCACCGTGTAAGTGGTCAGCTCAAAACGGTCCTTGAACTTATCAGCGACACTGCCACCCTTGGCTGTCAGTATCTGGGAAGACGAGGAATCCGGGTCGTTGAGGTACCACATCATATCCTTACTGCTCGGGACTAGGAACTTTCCCGTGCTGCTCGAATAGCAATAGGGGTATAGGACTATGGGGGTGTCCGGATAATGCGGCGTACACTTGCCTGTAGAGGGGTTATAATACTGGGTAGTGCCCACACCTGAGGGCAACACAAAATTCATGCCTGGTACGATGGTGTCACCATCGACAATCGCTTCAAGAGCGTCTATTGCACTGATATTCATAAATCTTCTCTTTATTCGGTTGATAATCTTTTAACGTCTTCCAGGGAGAGCTCTACGGCTCCTTCGGACAAGGCCCGGTCAATTCCGTATGCGTACAGGTCAGAAGAACTCAACAGCACTTTAACCATACCATCCTCTGACCAATGGCGGCGGAGTTCACGCCTTACAAGCGTGTCGGCCACATCGGCCGGAACGCTGAAAAATCTTGGTCTGCTCATAAATTACTCGGTTTCTTGTGAGATACTCATTGTCATGATTACACCATCCAGTGTGACCACCCTGCCGTCGATACAGCAGGCACGCAAGGCCGTGCGTTCATACACCTCACAACCGAATACGGGAAGCACATTGGGGTCTTTGCCCACGATGGAGGCAGGAACCACAGCCCGCTCACCGTAACCGATGACCTGCTGCAGGGCACCATTCTCATTGGTGGTGAAGATATGGGTAATGTCATAGTATTTTTCAGGAGACACCACCTCGCCCTTCGGCGTGTCGATGATACAGCAAGCCTCTATCTCCCTGGTCGTGGTGCGGATGAACTTACCACGGGTAAGCACCTCACGTTCGTCCCATTGTCCGTACCAGCGATAGATTTTTGTATGCGCCTCCACCGTCTTGTCGGGATAGGCCACGGGAAATGCCACCACACGGATAAACTCCTTGTCTATATAGGCACGGTCGATTGTCAGACATCTGCTTCCCTGCCCCCCTACATAGAAGAGGTCATCGTCGGTAATCTCGCGCCATGAACCTCCATCGAGCACATCCCAACGATATACCGCAAGGTCATCGGGGACAACCGTGTCACCATTACGGAGAGTGGCCGTAATCGTGCGCCTCATATTCGTGAGAAAAGGACTCACGGCCATTTTCTTGGCGGCATCAATCTCGATTGATAGAGCTATCTCCGTACTCAGTACCGAGGTAAGCGTTACAACTTGAGTTTTGCGGTAGGGTTTGTTCGTTCGAGGGTCAAGGAAGGCGCAGCTGAAGAAGAGGGTCATGGGTAAGGACGGCTCCACATTACGGGTTACGGTCAAGGCTCCGTTTTCACCAATGGAGAAACCAGAGGTGGATTTGGTGATACGCTCTCCGCTACTGTCATGACCGATGTACCAGCGACAATCGATGAGGTCGGAAGTATGGTCGCCAGGAGCAACGATATTGTCCGCATCCTGAACCTCCAGACGAGGACGCAGCATCACGGGAAACAACGAGCGGTCGGGGTCGAACAGACCGGTAAGACCATCCTTGCGCTGCCCGAGACTACCACCTACGACATCCATATACAGGGATATGGTGAGTGGCGTATACAAAAGATAGGCACTTGCTGTCTTCATATTCTTATGTTTTTGTTATTAGTTGATGGATATCGTCTCTGTCATGGTCTGCTCCACCTCTCCGTCCTTGAGGTATACGGTACAGCGGAAAACAACCTTCCGTGTCTCGTGCCAGTTTGACGGCATGTCAGCTGGCGTTATCTCCACAGTGTCACCACAAGCGGCATGCTCCGTGTCCCATATCCGGTCCTCTTCCGCCAATCCGCTTTCACGGGTCCACTCCACCTGCCAGGCATCAACGGATATATCCGTATCACCATGCTTGAGTACGAAACCAAGGGTCGTATATTCACGGCCGAAGTAGAAGAAACGGCCTTTGGAACTGGTTATGGCCAACGAGAAGTTGCTGTCACCGACCACACAGACCCATTGTGTGTTGTTCCATCGGGGAGCGACACCGACCGTCGCAGCATCAACCACGCAACGCCAGCAGCATGAGCCATGCCACACCTGGTGCTGCACATACTTTTTCAGTTCATCACTGTAATCACGGATATACTTGCCCGTAGGGAGCCAAGGACCGACATCGACAAGTTCATACTCGGGATTGCCCGCCCAATCGACACGCAGCAGGTCGCGGATGATGGCACCACGGGCAAACAGGTAGGGATGCTTGTAGTTGATGGGGAGGCCATTGAACAGTTCAAGATGCTTAGGACGACCGATGGAGAGATAGTAATTGCTCTCTTCAAGTATGGGCTTGGTGACACCCTCAAGGTACATGATGACCCCCTCGTACACGGATATGTACCAACAGCTCTGGCGCTCCTCGTCCACGGCATTGCCCCGACGCTTGATGTTCATGCCTGCTACAGGCGGATAGTTCCTCGCATCAGGAACATCGACATCATCATACAGAGCGACAGTAAGCGCATTGGCCGATGTATCTACGGAGAGGACACGGAACCAGGAGGTGAGGATACTGCCATCGGCAAGCAGGGAATTGAGTGAACCATGGACAACATCGTCAGCCTTGAAAGCCGTGAAGTCATAATTCCAACGCTTGCGGATGGACAAGATATATACATTGTCCTGCACATGGGTCACCTTATCGATAGTACCACTCTCGGTAAACTCGTAGTCGCCCTCGATGGCAGACAGACGGTTGATGATAACCTCACGGAACTGGGCGGCACCACGCACCTCGATACTCTGAAGCTGAGCATTACCTTGCTTATCAATGGCTGCGCCATCAACTCCATCGATGAAACCATTTTCTCCAATCTCCAGGACACCAAAACATTTTATAAAATCGTTAACCGTCAACTTATCAAGAACAAGTTCTGACAGTCTTAGATTTGCTATGGTCTCTTCATTGAGTTCTTCATCATCCACAAGCCCACCTGCAACTAATCTTTGGATAATATTAACGAACAGTGTACCTATTCGGTACGCTGTATTCGCAGATTCACGGCTCTCGTCACGAATAAGAAGTGCTTGATTGAGAAGTTGTTTTGACATTTTATATTAAATAGTGAATACAAACATAGTCAATAGAGAGTATTTGTAAAAAGACAAAGAGCCGGACGCATCACTGCGTCTGACTCCACCACATGAATAGATATTTAATTATGAACAAAGAGTCAGAGTAGGAATAGGTCCTTTGAGCTCAGCCTGAAAACAGCAAGCACAAAGCCCACTAGCATTGGATGGATGCATATCAGAAACTGTAATTTTAGGATGCGGTCTTTTACCGAAACCCATCAGATATACTGTACCATCCGTGGCAGTAAGTCTAAGACTTATGGCTGTATTGGGCACATCTGGACGTTCAGGGAGCGTCGCCGTGAGTTTGGATGTCCAAATGCGTAAACCTTCATTAACAGCATCAGAGACTTCCAATGAAGCAAGACCAACAATAGGCAATTCTTCATATGGCATATAATCAACGCAATACACGTGTATATTATCTGTTAGAGGCACTGCGAGATAAAGATGTCGTGCATCGCACCACTCCACTTTCTTAATATATCTATTCATTGTCTTCTATTTTAGGTTCTGTTACTATTTCGTAGTCGGCATCCTGGATGAAGCGTTCAGTCATCTTGCGTGCCTTCTCCTCCACATTCGGTATTTTCTTGAAGCCTGCGACTGTGGGGTCATCCGTAATCTCGAAAGGTTGCGGTATGATCACCGAGTAGTCTGGTGCTAACGGCTTTTCCTTATCGAGTTTGCAATACTTGCCAAGTGCTGTGAGCACACGGGCAAAAGCGTTGGCATCATTGTTGTTTCTAGCCATCTGGAAGCCCTCTTCACAACGCTGCATAAAAAGATAACGATAGTAGTCTTCCGTAGCCTGGTTGAGTTGTCCGAGGATAATCTTGATGAGTCTGACATCATCATAGGCCATCGTTGTGGAAAGAGCATATTTCCGCTTTATCTCCGCCACGATGGACTTGTCCGGCAACGTCGGATTCCCAAGCCAATAGACGTACATGTCGCGCAAGCGGATAAGGCGCACACGCTCCGGTTCTGGAAGGCGTGCGTCGATCATCTCCTGCTCAGACGCGAAGAGGTACGCCTTAGTACGTTCTACAAGGCTATCAGTCATCTTGCAGCAGCTTTGCCAAATGGCGTGAAACGTTCTCTGCTGCAGTAGGCGAGCCAGCTGCAGCCATATCAAGGTCTCGTATGCGGATTTCCAACGCCACCTCGGCACGAGTGCGACGGTAAGCCAATGCGACATCGCTGTCCGAGTCGAAGAGTTCAAGACGCAAGTCCGACTCATGAACTCCGAGCAGCACCGCCATATCCGATATCGGAGTAAGCTGGCGTGTCAGTTCCACCACCCTATTCATCAATTGTTGTCTGTCCATACGGGAAAGGTTTTGAGTTGCTGCAGCACAGAGATGGCATAGTCAGCGACGGCACGATCCTTGATGAGCACATAGCTCTCAAGGCGGTTGCCGCGTGTCTGATTCTGCGACGTAAAGAGTGTCATCGTACCGTGTTCACCCTGCACAACGACCATTTTGGAGTGGTTGGCACAGAAACGCAGTTCATCGAAGGCGCTGCGTAGCATCGGATTGGTCCGTGCGGTCTTCTCTGCCGCCTTAAAGTCTGTATAGAGCGTAGCAGACAGCACCAGTCCACGCTTGCGGAGCGATATGAGTCTTCTCAGGAACTCCTCTCCGGACGAGAACGTCGATATGGTGAGCCGCGCTGGGCCTGTGGTCTCCAGCAGCTCGGCAAGTACATCACCCAGTTGTCGTTTGTCGGTGATAAACACCTGCACATCTCCGTGTGTAAAAGTATTGTATTCCATAAGCAAAAGCCCGAAGCCCAATGGCTCCGGGCCTTCCGAGTATTTAGAGTTATGAGCAAAGAGGATTGCTATGCAAACGTCAAGCCGAGTTCCTCCAGCGACTGCTGGTATTCGGCATCGAAGGTGCCGCCCGAAGTGAGGATAGTAGCAATGCGCTGCTGCATCTTCTCCTTCAACGTGAGGAATTTATTTTCATCGCCCTCTTCGGCAAGAGCAGCCAACTTGCTCTTGTTGGTAGAGAGATACTTCCTTGCAGCCGTCACATCTGCAGCAGAAATTTCTTTGCCGCTGCCATCAGCAGCTACGTTGTTGGCAGCATCGTAATGGTCGTATCTCTCCCAGTTGGCACGATACTCCGCCTCCAGTTCTGTCAGAACCTTCAGATGTTCATATCGGTCGCAAGCAGGAGATTTCTCCATCTGCTTCAGTGTCTCGTAGGTTTCCTTGATTTTACCCCACACCTCTCCGTTACGCACATAGAGTGCCTGCACATCTTCGGGCAGAGTATCGTGATCACCACGTTTACCAACATACTTCGGCTGTTGGCCATCTGCCGCAACCTCACCAGTAGGCTCGATTGGAGCACCATCCGCCAGCACCTTCGTTACAGCAGGAATGACTTGCTGCTCCATCAGCGCCACCTCTCGCAAGGTGAAGCCGTCGAGGCGTATGCGGAGGTGTTTCTTGAGTTCATATTCCAACTTCCCGAGGAACTTTTGAGGTTTCCTCATGACATTGTTGTACAGAATACGATTCCGGTTCAACTTGAGGAGCAGGGTTGCCCCCACCTCGATGTCACGCTCCGAGGCAGGGGTATCTAACCATCGCTGAATATCTGCAGTTAATTTCGCGTCCATAGTTCAAAGATTTACGATTCAGAGCCTTCGTCGGTTTCAGTCTTAGTACCCGAACAATCGATGTCACCATCTTCGGTCACCAAAGTGCCAACATAAAAAGGAGCGGGGCATACGTCCGTTACCTCTACATCAATAGTGGTACCTACATCGCCTGTAGTACCCTCACCTGTATCTCCAGAGACCTTAACATCGGTTTCAAACATTTCGTTACCAAGTACGCGGAATTTACCATCGCGCTGCTGCGTTACAAATACGAAGTCGTCAGCATTAGCTTGACGTGCAAAACCTGCAGCACCTTCATCGTTGTAGGGGTGCTTGAAAGAACCCTTGTTGAGGAAAGTACGCGAAGGTTTCTCGCCTTGTGGTTCGTAGTTGATACGACCTTTGTTCAGCGCGAAGTCGATTCGCTTGAACTTGGCTTCTGCGGCCAGCTCAAAAGAACCTTGGTAGACCGCCAACTCCTTCATATCTGAAGCGGTCTCAGGAAGTATTGGCCACTTAACAATATCCCTTTTGGGGATGTAGTAGGTGTTTTTTCGGACACCCGGGAGCACCGTCTGACCTGGGCAGAACGCCAAGCTATCATAGATTGAATTATTTACACAATTTGCCATTGTATTTAAGTTTTATATGGTTAATAGAAGGAGGGAAGAGCCTCTGCATGAACAAGAGACGCAGGTGGCTCCCCCTCAGCTCCGACGCATTTAAGACTTGACGAGCTGACCAATCAACAGACGTTTCGGGTCAATGGACTCATATTCTACTCCGAAGTACATGGTAGCCACGTAATCAAGAATAAAAGCATGATGCTTCTCCACTGTAAGAGTTTCATCTGCAAGACCTGCACCGTAGCCATACATCATGTTACCCTTGGTGGTTAATTGAATGAACTCTGAACCCTTCTTGGATGAAAGAGGTACAAGCGTACACATATCATCAGAACCCTCAAGGAAAGTTTTCTTAAACTCCTTGTTGTAAGGAACAGCACCTACGGTGGCTTGATAGTCATCCGTATATGCATCATAGATGCTACGAGGAATAAGCATCTTCGTATGCTCCCCTTTCAATTCTTCAGAGGCTTTGCGGTAGTAAGTCTTAAGAGCGTCGACGGCATTGGTCGAGTCAATCGCAGTACCGAATTCAAAAAGGTTGCCCTCATTGGTAGAGATTTTACCAGCAGTGATTTCCGAAGACGTGATAGTGTCAAAACCATTGAAAAGTTCCGTAGTTTTAGAACCGTCAGGATTACGCTTCGCAGAGAAGATGGCCATATTTAGTTTATGACCCAATCGTGCTGAGAGGTACACAAGTACCTGACGAGTGATGTCGGCGTGTACGAGTTCCTTACCCTGCGCAAAAACCTCACCATACACAGTCTTAGCAACAGTGTTAGGGTCAAACTCCTTGATAACAGAACCCAAGAAGGTCTCTAGCGTACGTGGAAGGATGCCCGTATCGCTGCTGTCAATACGTTTTGCGTTGTAAGGGCCGAGCTCGATATCACCAGAAAGCGTACCGACGGTAAGACGACCAGCAAGACCAGGAATACCAGTCATGTGTTGCAATGTAGCCATAGCGTTGATAACTGGCAACTGCAAGAGTTTTTTTCGGTAGGTGGTTGCGGATTTCTGAAGGTCCGCATCAGTAATTTTAATCATACATCAAAAGTTAAGGTTAGGTTAATACTGGTTCAGATGATGTTCTCAAGCATCTTGAGGTCGGCCAGAATAACAGAATCATTGCCACCTGCTCCTTCATCCACAACGACACCTTCGGTGCTGGCACCATCACCTTTTTCGAAGGCTGTCACTTGAGCCTTCAATGTCTTCTCACTTGCTTCGAGGTCAGCGATGCGTTTCTCGATAGCCGTCATGTCGTCTGTCGAGATCTGCAGCGTGCCGTCCTCTGCAGCCGTCAGCGCATCCTTCTGAAGCAATGCGTTGATGGTCTTGAAATCAGCATTCGTTTTCATATTGTCTTTAATAGGTTGTACCGTAGTCTCCTCTGTGTCCTTTGCCTCCTTGCGGCCAAACAGACGGCCAAGCGCACGTGCGATGGCATTGGCCATGCTCTCCTCGCTGCCTTCGGTGTCGTTCTGCTCAGGCTCCTCCTGGGCGGTGGGCACAGGCAGTCCGCAAGCAGCAAACAGCTCTTCCATGCGTGCTGTCACCTTGGTCTCTTCACCCTCCTCGATGATGTCGTCGATAAGGCCGAGTGCCTTGCACTCCTCAGCGGTGAGCCATGCAGCTTTGGTCATGGCCTCCTTCATGTCGTGGATGGACTTGCCAGTGCGCTGCGCATAAACCGATGCCACCACGTGGTCGATGGTGGTGAGGTCGTTCTTGGTCTTCTCCAGGTTCTTGATGCTCTCCGCCAGTTCGTCGGCATTCATCTGTCCCCATTCGTCGACCCATTTCGAGCAGGGGTGTACCAGCATCATGGCATACTTGCTCATGCAAATCTTCTTCGCTCCCATGGCGAGGATCGTGGCGGCCGATGCCGTCATGCCGAAGATGTAGGCCGTGACGTCACCGTGATCGATAAATTGCTGGCGTATGTCGAGTGCTGTCTGCACACAGCCGCCATACGAGTTTATGCGCACGGTACATGGCTTGCCCTTGCTCTCGGCCAGCTTACCACGCACATATCCCTTGCTGATGGGATAGCCAATGTAGGAATCAATGTCAAAATTGTAATTCATAGCTTTGTCGTAGAATTTATACGACAAATTTACAATCTATATAGAGGAGATAAAAAGACAATAAAAAAAAAGCCCCAACTCGTGGGGCTTTCTTGCCTCTTTAGAGGCTGCGATGTATACACTTTGAAGTTTCCGATAGTTGCAGACTCAGATTCTCTAAAGAATCAGCCAAAACAATCAGTTCGTTTTGAGTAAAGGCTGCCGGTTTACCGTTGACCATTGATTGGTTCAGTTTGTGGTACAACCATGTCGGGTCCTTACCAAAGTATGTTTTTGCGATGTATGACCAGGACAAAGCGTTAGCGACGTCACCAAGTATGGGAAGAGGAGAAACATCAGCTCTCTTTCTTGCAGCCAATGCTTGACGCAAGTATGCTCCAGCCTCCTTCTTATCTTCAGGAGTAGATGCCAACGCGAAAGCCTCTTTCATCAAACGGTCGCACTCTGCTTTCCCCTCTTCTGTGTTGAGATTGGAGATGGTAGCAACCGCTGCGTCAATTTTCTTTTTTAGTTCCTTATCCATAGTCATTGTAATTGTCATAAAAAAAAAGGCGATGTCTATACTTTGAATGCTCGCGGCGCCCCCTCCCGGGGGCTCCGCTGCATTCATTCTTTGAATTGTTTCGCCACTGCCTCCAAGAAGACATTAACGACTTCTTCAAAGAATTCCGAGTCAGAGTACCAACCTTCTTGTTTCAGTTGGTCTTCGTATCGGAAGAGGAATCGGAGATTATCCAGCATTTCCTCTCGGGCCTTTAGCCCTTTCAAAGTGTTAAACATCGCTTTGTCATTTAAGACAGCACAAAGGTAATCAGTTTTTTCGGATTGTGCAAATAATACAACAAAAAAAATCATAAAAAGATGATTATTTTTCCTCTTTTCGGGGCCCCATACCATTTTCGTGTGTGCGCGAAAATGGTATGGGGGCGCTCCATCAGTACGGCCAACACAAAAAAACCTCCGATTTCTCGGAGGTTCCTCGGGGGTGCTGCGCTTACTTGAGCAGCTGCTGCTCGATGTCGGCAACCTTTGCCTTGATGCGTTCACGCATAAACGTAATAAAGTCGATAAGTAGTGCCGTGTTGGATACGGTGAATAGTTCTTTATCCGCATATGAGCCATAGGTGAATTTGATACGGCAAATGTTTGTCTCGAACTCTTCTTCTGCCTGTAGTTTGCCCTCATACTCGTCAAGATTGTCGAGCGTGTCAATAAACTTGCTACGATTGCGGTTGAGTTTCTGCTTCTCCTCCAGCTCCTGTAGTTTCTGCTGCAGTTCCCTCTGCTTCTTCTCAATTTCGGCCTGTAGCTGTTCGGCTGTCTGCGCCTCTGCCTTGGGTTGCTCTTTGGTAACTTTGGGAGCTTCTGCTTTGGTTTCGGCCTTGGCTGCTACTTGGTTAGCTACTACGGTTGCACTCTCGTTGTTCTTCTTTGTCTCTTTCATAATGAAATAATTTAAAGATGTTAATAAAAGGTTTATATAAAGCGTTACGCTTGTTCCTGAATGGGTGATACTTGCTTTTGGCTGAAGAGGTAGGCCAAAGGGAAATAATCTTCCTTTGCTTTCTCTTCGTCTTGACCTGCAGCCTTGGCAGCCTCCTTGGCCTCCTTGGTGGCCTTTGGCTTACCCCAAAAGAGGATGGCTGTTTCTCCTTTCTTGACGTGGTAGCCGAGTTCCTTCCACTCATTGAATGTGTGCAGTTCCTTGTGCCCGGCCATTGCGTAGTATTGGCGTAGTAGGCCGTTTTTGGTGTCGCTCGGCATAAGCTGGCCGAGTTCGACCATCAGTTCCAGACTTTGGCAAAGGTCTTTGAGTGCCATACGTCTTTCAAGTGCGATTTCTCGCTTGCTCTTTGTCTCTTCCATGTTAGAAAATGATTTGTTTGATTTGTAATTTGGTATGCTCACGATTTGAGAAAACCTCAAAATATTTGTTGCTGTAGAGGTCTTTGAGGATGATGTCGATGATACTCTCATCTTCGATGCTGAGTATATCAGCGAGGTTTGAGAATTTGCGCTGTATAGCTTCCAGTGCTGTGTCTACTGTGACCTTGCGCGTGTGCTTGCGTCCGAATATATCGGGATTGGCTGAGGGGGAGAAACTTTTACAACCGTTGGCTTGGTTGGCTACTGAAGATGCAGATGATTGAGATGTAGCTGTTGCGTTCATACTATTTGAATTAAATTTGTTATACATATTCATCGGTTTTTGGATCGGGGTTTGAAACTTTTTACGTCAGCTCTACAAGGTAGTGATGAGCAGTGTTGCAAGATTTCTTCGAGAAAAATACTACCGCGAAGGGGATGGAGATTTTTTCAGAGAACCGCCCGGCTTGACCTTGTTGCACAAGCAGCACGAATTACCTTTGCTGGCGGAAAAGGAAGAACCCGACCGAAGTACCGATGAATAATAACAAATGCAAACAGTATGGGCGCTGCGCATCGGCAGCAGCATCGAGGGGGAATAACCGACCAGGCACAACGGATATCTTAAGCATAATAAATAGATACCTCTCTGCCCTTATCAACTTCGTGGTATCACGAAAATGATAGGGGTGTGTTTAAGAGAGGGTGTATGGAGTGGAGGAACCTCCGTAGTGAAGCGTGTCGAACGCAGCGAGGTTCATCCGCTACATTCTCCCGACCACGGGTCCCAGTGCATACGAAGGGTGTGCTGGGGGAAATCTCGCGCCTAAATGACTGACCGCCAACCCAAACATCTGCCCATAAATGTGGTAATGTAGTAATGAAATGAGCATTTCCGCTTTTACGGAGCAGAGAACAATGATTGCGTTGGCGGTCAGTGGTTTAGGCGCGACCCGACCCGCATTTTTTGCGGTCTATCTACGATGGTAGCCCCCAACGCCCTACGCCCAAAAGGTCATTACCCCTTCATTCTTTTGCGGAATATGCAGACCGCACCCCCTACAAACGACTACACCACACCGCAAGGCGGCGGTAAGCGGCGGACTATGCAAAAAAAAATCCCGCACAGGGCGGGAGTGGTAATTACCAACTGGGAGATTATGACCAGTTGCTTGTGGTGGGCAGGATTATGCTCACCTGTGGGAATCGTTCACATCCGATATAGAGCGTGTCCCATGCGTCGCTGCCGTCTGTCCTCGCCTCCAGGCGGTCTTCCTCTGTCTCGGCCAGCTTCTCACCTCGTTTGTCTTTCTTGCCGTTGTAGACGCCAGCTGTACGGATAGAGACGAGCAGATCCTCGTTGTTCTGTTCGTTGAAGTAGGGCGTGAGGCGATTCTGCCCAGCAAAGCCACGGTTGATGAGCAGATGCTTGTCGGCATGGTTCATGGGAGGCCCGATGTGTACAGGGTTCACTCTCCACCCATGTTGTTCGAGGCGATGCGTGATAACCCACGCAAAGTCCTCGTTATTCACAGCATAGTTACTACCCAATGCCGTATTGTCATAATAGAACACCACTTCTTTATTTGGATAATACTCGTAGTAGTTGCAGAAGTCATCCACCAAGGCCTCGAGCTTACGCTCGTACTTAACCCAAAACGACTTGACTGTATTAAGGCGTCGCATCTCCTCGTCGTTCTGGCCGACCACCATCCAGTTGATATTACGGTTGAAGTCGAAGGCAATACATAATGGCAGGTGGTGCAGCAGGTCGCCATCCATACGGCAGTCGGGGGCCGAGAGGCGCTCGAAGTCGTAGCCCAGCGAGTCGAGATAATGGAAGTCGGTGGAGTTGTACACATGACGGCTGCCCATGGACGAATAGAATCCGTCGCGCATGGCCAGCACAGGGATGCAGAGTATCGAGGTCTGGAAGATAAGTGGCGGAAGGTCACGCTTCATCTGTCGGATAAACTCTTCGCCCAGCACCTCAAGGTTGGTGAGCGAGGAGTATACCTTGTAGAACAGAGCATGGCTGCGTAGCTTGGCTATCTGGCGACGTAGCGATGCGAGTCTTTTTTCGAGATACTGCGGTGCATCGGGTTTGGCAAGACGCTGCTTCACCTCGAACTCCTCGAGCAGCAGCCCACCGATGACGTCAATCAGCTCTTGGTCGCACTGGTTCTCGTAGTTCATGAACCAGGAGCCTTTCTTGGTGAGCGGCATATCGGAGGTGATGAGCATCCCATGGTGCCATGGGCAGTCGCCGAACTCACGCACCTGTCCACGATTGGCCTGGAAGGTTTCGTTCTTGAGCTGGTCGAAGTCGATGAACTTGGCTTCGTCAATATCGAGGAAGTCAAACGACTTCGAGTTCGAGGTACCCGAACGGTCCTGCGAGATGATCTGACCAATGGCCCCGTTGTAGAAGGATATGATGTTGTCGTAGTTGTCGGGCGTGATGAGCGGCTTCGGCCAGTTGAATGACCGTGGCGGCTTGTGCCCGACTACCCAGTGCACATCGCGCTTGTAGCCCCAGTTCTCCCAGTGGATGAACATGGAGGGCAGCGTGTTGGTGAGGCCGCGCTTGGCGTTGGGCACGATGAAGCCGGTGGTACTGCCAGGCATAGCCTGAAAGTTACGCAGATTGGTGGCAGCGTGCAGCACGCCCTTACCCGTACCGCGGCCAGCCACGGCCACCGAATCCTTGGCACCGACAAGCATGATTTCGCGCTGCATTTTGTTGAAATAGACCTTGTTTTTCACCTGTTCATTTTTTACCACCATCGTCACTGATTTTCTTTAGATTTTTTTTGTATTTCTTACCCAATATGATATTGTACTGGGCATAGTTGTTGCGAAGGCGGTAGAACCGCTGACGTACAGCTTCCGTATTGTCCATCGATATTCCGCGTTCCTGGCACCAATCGTCGATGCGGCCATTGATGTTGCCCGATGCGAGGTATGGCGACAGGTTGTTCCACATGTCTATACAGAAAAGCGCATCGATGGCATCGGCCAGCTCCACACGTCCACGACGGCCGAGGTAGTTGTATTCCGTCGCGGGCTTGTACCGGATGACGGGTACCACGATGGCAATGTCACCCTCTTCGTAGAGGTCGGGCTGCTTGCCGTGAGGCAGCCGGCCGATATGGCGAGCGATGATTGCGTTCTCTACCGAGTGGGGAGGGAATTTGGCAGGCGAGCCCAAGGTGGCAGCAAGCCATTCGCGAAGATAACTGGATAGACGAAGATAGATGAGCAGATTCATGGAATACTATTTGTAATACAAAAGTAATAATAAAATAACTTTTTCGCGCACGCGACCTCTTTTTTTTGTACTTTTTCCGCTACAACAGGCTACATTTCTATATATCATATAGTTATCCTCTATTTATACACTGCTACAAAACCCTTTTTGTAGCGAAAATGTAGCAGAGATAGAAAAAAGGAGAAAAAATGTAGCGGAATGTAGCAGAATGTAGCGAAATGTAGTGTCACTTTTTCGGCCTTATATACTTGTTTTGTAGCGATGTAGCCACTTGTAGCGGATGTAGCGGTGTTTTTAACTTCGCGAGGGAAAAACGAAGTACAGAAAACCGCACTATACGCGCGTATGCACGTGCACATGGAACAATAATAAAGGCCGGGCGCATCACTGCGGCCGACCTCCAGCTTACAAAGATGTTGTAAAAAAAGATTATGTTAAGGTATAAGGTGATATAGTTTCGCCTGGCTCGTCTTCGAGACTGATGTCGTACATATCGCATATAATCTCGTAGTCGAAGCACATGGCCGTCATGACGCTCTCCTTGTCGCGGTACTTGCCGCAGCCATCGGGGATGGTCTGCTTCACACCTTTGATGATGTTCTTGAAGCGTACGGAGTGTTTCTTGCCCAGGTAGTAGCCGGCATTCTCCAGATAAACCTGCAAGGAGTCTTGCGGAAGCGGTGTTTCGTTGCTATGCAGGCAAGCCTGCTTGTATAGGGTGAAGATACGTGTACGGTTGAGCATAAGTACCTTGTGCGAGTCGGGGAAGGTCTTATTCGTGAGGTCCGTGTCAATCGTCTTCATGGTCTTGATGTGGAAGTCGCTTGTAGCAAAGATGTCGCCATTGGCCAGCAGGAAGGCTATGGACTTCCAGAACTGTGCCAGCTCATTGCCTGTGCTCGACAATTTGTTCTGCTCGATGATACCGTCGCAGCATATCTTCAGCAACTCGGCATAGGTGAACGGCAGCTGTATCTTATCCTCCACACAGCGCATGGCGGCCAGTGCCTTGGCCCAGTTCTCAACGATACGGGTCTCTATCTTGCGGTCACCGGTTATGCGGTTGATGTCATCGAGCACGCCATTATAGGTATCGAGGAAGTTTGCCTCTACCCTCTTGCGGCAGCGGAGCACTTCGAGGGTGAGCGAGGTGAGTCCCAACTTTTGGATCTCGCGGAGCGCTGCAAAGCGTTGGCGCTCCTCGATAGTAAACTCCGAGCGTGGGAAGCTCAGATAGATACAGCGATGGAACAACGCGATATCGGCCGTGGGCATCTCCTGTCCCGACATGATAATACCGCTCTTCACGCTGGTCATGATACGGCTGTCGTAGCTGCTGCCCGACATCTTTACACGGCCTACACCATCGTAGAGACCTTTGAGGAACTCAATCTTGTCGGGGCGTACGTCGTTCTTGTACTCATCGAGATGTACCAGGGCATTCGACACGAAAGCCACGTCATCATTCAGGGCGGTAGAAGTAGAGTTCTTGAGGTTGGGTGCCTTGTTGTCCGGAACGAAGAAGGCCATCAAGGCTGCACCCATCTCCGTCTTACCCGAACCTTTGGGACCGAAGAGGTCAAGAATGGGGAAGCTGCGTGTGTAGGATGTTATGATATCGCGGAAGAGTGAGGCTATCCAGTAGGCCAAGCCCACCTTGCCGTTGTCACCATGGACACGGCAGAACTGGGCGGTATACTCGCCCATCTTCACGCTCTGCAGTGAGGTGTGGATAAACTTGCGTTCGCGCTCGAACTTCTTGGCATCGTCCCGATAGAGCTTCGAGGCTGCAGGGATATACCAGTTGCTGTCACTGAGACGGCATACACCGAAGTCGTCGGCTTTGTGGAAATCTCCGTCTTGCCATATACCGTTACCGAAAGCGTAGAACCCTGCCGGCTGCCACCCCATCTGACGGATGATGCGTGCCGTCTCGGTCTTGTCATAGAGGAATGATTTCAACTTCATCAGGTCACGGTCGCTGCCCATCCACGTGTAGTTGCCGATACCTTCGACCTTTTGGCGGAACTTGGAGAGGCTAACGAGCTCTTCCATGTTCATCTCTACAATCTCCTCACGACCTTTCATGTTCTTGATGTAGAACAGGCGCTTGGGGGACTCATTGTCCTGGATATGGAATAGAGGCTGCATCGTGAAGTTCGACCATTGAGAATCGCCTTTGTCGCCAAGGCCATAATAGCAGTTGCTTTGTTCATAGAAACCATACTTGCGAAGGTCAACGGCCTCCTTGGTCTCCTTTACCTCCTGGCGTGCCCATCGGGCCTTGTTGATGGCGCTTTTCCATAGTTCCTTGCCTTTGTATATCCGGCACAGCTCGGGAAGCAGCATCTCTATACGCATGTCATCAGCGATAAAACTCACCAGCTCGGCCACCTCCTTGATGCTCTCGGTCTTTTTTCCTGCAGCATCATCCTTATGGATGAGCTTGTCGGCCATCCACACCACGAAGTCCTGTTCGTCGAGTTCCTTCATCTTGTGCTTGTCGGTGAAGAAGTCGCCTGGATCCTGCTTCAGGTTTCCCTCCTTGCACGGTATTTCGCGGACATACACGTTGAAGCCCATCCGTATGGCCTCGGCTCCATTCTTGATGACGAAGCCAATCCCGGTACCATAGTGCTTGCCCTGTGGGACGGGGTCAGCATCGTTGATGAAGCAGATATTGGCCGATGCCTTCTTCAACATCTGCAGCTGCTCCTTTGTCCATGCACCTCCGAGCGGTGCCACTACATTGTCGATGCCTACGGAGTGCATCTTCATGGCATCGGGAGCACCCTCCACGAGGTAGAACAATTCCTGCCTGCATCCCTCTTTCCACGCCACGTCAATGCCGAATACACTCTCGCTCTTATGGTACAGGACCGATTCACACGAGTTCTTATATTTGGGTACTTCGTCGTTGTTGTCGCTCAGCTTGCGTGCCGTGAAACCTATGATGTTACGACGGCGGTCACGAATGGGAATCATCAGCCTGTCTCGATAGGCATCATAGATAGTGCCCTTCTCGGTGTTCTTGATGAGCAAGCCCAGCTCTATCAACATATCGATATTCTCACCTCTGTCGTTCGCCCAGTCATACAGCGTGGTCCACTTGTCGGGTGCCCAACCGATTCCGGCCGATTTCATATAATCGGTGGTAAAACGGCTCACGCCATAGTTCCAAGCATCCGCGCCCTCTTTGGTATTTATCAACTGTACATAGTAGTCGGCCACTCGCTGATTAAGAAGGGTCAACGCCTCGCGCTTCATCCTCGCCTCACGTACCTCGCTGCTCTCTTGCTCCTCCTCAATCTCTATATTATATCTCTTGGCCAATAGCCTCACCGCATCGTTGAACGACATAGCTTCGTGCTTCATTAGGAAGGATATCACGTTACCGCCTTCCGCACACGAGCCGAAGCAATGCCATATCTGCCGTGAGGGCGACACACGGAAGCTCGGTGTTTTCTCCTTATGGAAAGGGCAGCAGGCTACATAGTCGCGCCCCTTTTTGGTCAGCTTCACATAATCGTCAATGACATCAACGATGTCAGCACGGTCGAGGACTTTGTCAATAATATCTTGTGGAATCATGGGCGCTGCTCTTGATATATGTTTATGGCCTCGGCCAATAGTCCGTCCACCATTGCGTAGTCACTCTCCTCGTATTCGAGCAGCATATCTATTTCGCCATCGTGTGCCCGTCCATAGTCTATCGTTGCAGGACACCCCTTCTCCAACCAAAGCTCACTGAATATCTCAGCAACCTCCTTGTTAATCTCTATCTTTGTTCTCATTATACCACGTAATTACCTGTTTGATATTCTTTGCATCAAGCTTCGCGAGGATGTTTCTGAGGTGTGTTTCTACTGTAAACACCGACAGGCAGAGAGTCTGCGCAATCTCCTTGGCCGTTGCTCCTTCGGCCGACAAACTTATAATTTCCGTCTCACGCTTCGAAAGACCGAAGTTGTATTTTGCACCGCATACCACACCTTCCAGCTTGCACTCTCCGCGCAAAGGGCAAGGAACTTTCTCTAATTTCCATGTTCCTGCAGCCGTGATATCCCAATCTTTCGTGTCGTATTCTCCGAAATTACAACGCAAAAAGCGTTTTACTATGAGGTAGCGGTAATGGCGTTTATTGAGTTCCGAAGCGAAGTATGTCACCGACAGCGCTTCAAAAGCCCAAGGATAATTCTTGGCGATGCTCTCATACAGCTCATCGACAAGACTGTCTCCCTCCTTCAGCTCACCTACATTTTTCTTTGTAATCATTAAGACACGGCCGTCGTCCTGGCTCATAAATTCCACTTCGTTCATACGCTCATAGTATTAAATGGTTTGACACTCTCAAAAAGCTATCCGATACTTCTTATTCTTCAGTGTTGGCAACTTACTCTCTACGAAGTGCTGAATCTCTGCCATTGTCAAGGGAAACAAAGGACAATACTTCATCCGTAGAGTCGTATAAAATCTGTCGCCAACCATGATGTCCAATAATAAGGTTTTCATAAAGTCATCAATAAGGTTTAGAATAACTGCTCTCTCATCATTTCCTCGATAATGCAACGAATCTCCTTTTCCTCAAGCGGACTCCAGCATCCCTCCCTCATCCGTCGATAGAACTGGTACGACTCGATGCCACATCGCTTACATACTTCAAGCCTCAAAGCTTTCTTCCCTTCACGGTCCAAAGAATAGTAATACTCAGAAATAGGTATTTCCATAAAAAAACCTCCTTTTTTGTTCATTTGTTATAATTTTGTTTGTAATTTTGAAACAAAAGTAATATAAAAAATATTATAAAAGTAATCTTTAATAAACTTTTTTATTACAAAATTATAACATAAATAATACTTGATATGTATAATGGACAAATAATCAAGGAATTGTTGAGAAAAAGAAAAATACAGAACAAAACACTCAACGAAGCCCTTGGTTGGAACAATTCACAGCTTAAGCAAGTAGTAGAAGGAAATCCCAAGGTTTCTACCTTGGAACTTGTAGCAGACTTCTTCCATGTTTCCATGGATGTCTTCTTCGAGCGCAACACCTCAGTACTTCCCTCGTCCAACCATGTGCTTGGCGATGGCAACAATGTGAACAGCGTAGTCTTCAACTGCGACCAGCTCACCGAACGTATCAAAGTTCTCGAGCAACTGCTGCTGGAGAAAGACAAACGAATTGAGACACTGGAGAAACTAAACTCCGTTTACGAGGAAAACTTAAAGACGGAAAATAGACATCAATAATGATATTTGAGATTCTCAGTCGCTCGCTTACATCATTATATAATATCGGATATAACACCATGCTCTCGGCACGGTCGTGTCATCCCGACGACAAATAAGCGACTGAGAATTCTCAGTCGCTTATTTGTTTTTAAGCATAGTAAAGAAATGACTTTTACCTTATGGCCGACAACTATCTGGAAAAGAAAATGGAGGAGTACCGCTCGCGCAGTCAGGCGACTTCACACAGTTCTAAATCCCCTACCCTGAACCAATTGCTCATACGCAACCGTAGCCATCGTGGCTACGACATTCGCCGTAGGGTAAGCACAGAAGAACTGCGCCGGATAGTGAATGTCAACACACGCATCCCCTCGGCACGCAACCAGCAATGCCTGCGTTTCCGACTTGTCACAGCAGAAGAGGCATGCAAAGTACTTCCCCACATCAGATTAGGAGGCGCACTCCCCGAGCTGCACCTTCCCTTTGAAGGTACCGAGCCACAGGCCTTCATCATCGCATGCAGCACAGCAGCTGAGGACAGATGGGTCGACATTGACCTTGGCATATCGGTACAGAGCATGCTGCTGAAAGCTACGGAGATGGGGCTGAACGGCATTTGCATAGGTGCGTTCAATGCCGATACCATAGCCACCACCCTCGCCCTACCCTACAAGCCGCTGCTCATCATAGCCATAGGAAAGGGCATAGAGGATATACGCCTGACGGAAATCTCCGAGAGCGACAGCCATGCCTACTACCGCACCGACGGGACACATTTCGTCCCGAAAGTGCGGATTGACGACTTGATAATCTGACAGGAGGGGCTACTCTATCATCCCGAGGAAAGTGTCCTCATCCACGATGGGCACACCCAACTTTTGAGCCTTCTCCAACTTAGCTGGTCCCATATCGCGACCGGCAAGGATAAAAGAGGTTTTGCTCGAAATGGACGAAACGTTTGTACCACCGTGCTGCTCAATCATCGCCTTATACTCATTCCTTGAGTGCTGTGCAAAGACTCCACTGATGACAATGCTCTTACCTGCCAGCTTGTCGGTATGCACGATGCTCTCATCCACCACCACTTCCATCTGCAGACCGGCCTCCTTGAGGCGGGCAACAAGGGTTCGGCACTGCTCGTTGGAGAAGAAGCGCAGGATGCTTTGGGCAATTTTCTCACCAATCTCATCCACGGCAACAAGTTCTTCGAACGTGGCATTCTCTATGCGCTCCATAGAACCGAAGGCACGGGCCAACTTCTTGGCCACGGTCTCGCCCACAAAACGGATGCCAACGGCAAAGAGTACGCGCTCGAACGGCACTTCGCGTGAACGCTCTATACTGCGTATGATATTCTCGGCCGACTTGTAGCCCATGCGTTCGAGGCGGCTGATATCAGGGATACGCAATTGGTAGAGGTCGGCTGCATCGTGTATCAACCCTACGGAGTACAGCAAGTCCACCGTCTCGGCACCCAATCCATCGATATTCATGGCCTTACGACTAATGAAGTGCTCTATTCGCCCTTTAATCTGTGGCGGACAGGTCACATCGTTCGGACAGAAGATGGCCGCTTCGCCCTCTACACGCATCAGTGGCGTGCCGCACTCGGGGCAGCGGGTAATGAACCTTACCTTCTCCCCCATCATGAAGGAGCGCGCATCGAGGTCTACGGCAGTAATCTTGGGGATAATCTCGCCACCCTTCTCCACGAACACCATATCACCGATGTGCAGGTCGAGATTCTCCATAAAGTCGGCATTATGCAACGTAGCACGCCTGACCATAGTGCCCGAGAGTTGTACTGGGTCAAAGTTTGCCACAGGAGTCACCGTGCCTGTACGACCCACCTGATAGGTTATCTCACCCAGCCGCGTCACAGCCTTCTCGGCCTGAAACTTATAGGCAATTGCCCAACGAGGCACCTTGGCCGTATAACCCAGCAAACGCTGCTGTGCCAGGGAGTTCACCTTGATGACAATACCGTCCGTAGCCACAGGCAGGTTCTTGCGTTCCGTATCCCAATAGTTGATAAACTCGAACACCTCATCGAGCGTAGTACACTTGCGCATAGCAGGCGACACCTTGAATCCCCATCGGGCAGCATGCTGCAGACACTCATAATGTCCTGTGTCGGGCAGCGTGTCGCCCAACATATAATATAGGTATGCATCGAGCTTGCGTGAGGCCACCACTGCTGAGTTTTGCAGCTTCAGCGTGCCCGATGCCGCATTGCGCGGATTGGCAAAGAGCGCCTCCTCCTGCGCTTCACGTTCGCGGTTAAGGCGGTCAAACTGCTCCCATGGCATCAGTATCTCGCCACGAATCTCAAATTCACGGGGGTATCCCTCGCCATGCAGCACGAGAGGGATACTGTTAATAGTTTTTACATTCGCCGTCACATCATCGCCCTGCACACCATCGCCACGGGTCACGGCACGCACCAAGCGTCCCTCTTCATAGGTCAGAGAAATAGATACACCGTCGTACTTGATTTCACAGCACAGTTCGAAGGGTTCACTACCCAACGACTTTTGCACACGATTATAGAAATCACTCACCTCATCAAACGAGTAGGTATTACCCAACGACAGCATCGGGTACTTGTGGGCCACCTGCACGAATTCATTGGAGATATCACTACCCACACGCACAGTAGGCGACATGGGGTCATAATACTCGGGGTGCTGAGCCTCGAGTTCCTGTAGCTCGCGCATCAGGCGGTCAAATTCAAAGTCCGATATCTCGGGAACGTTGAGCACATAGTAGTTATGGTTGTGACGATGCAGTTCGCTCCGCAACTGCTCTATCCGTGTCTTTGCTGTCATAGTCTCAGTCAT